GTTAGTAGCCTTGGTGCAGAACATCTGACGAAGGATAATCTCTGCTTCAATAACGAGTTCATCCTTAGAACCAGAACGTGAAAGCTTAGCCAAAGCATCCAATGCCTTAGTTGTCATCTCAACCTCAGAAGATGTCATGCGAGCTAATACACGACCACCTTTGTTCTTCAATTCTTCCTTGTCACGCTTACTAGCTGCTGATGTACGAATAGCCCAGCTAGCTTCCCACGAAGTAGTAGGAATCGAACCAACATAAATGCCACGAGCTGCCATTGCCTCCAACCGAGTACGCTGAGCAGGAGTGATTGGGCGAGTAGTTACTGTAGTCATAATAGACCTCCTAAGTTAAGTTGTGTTGCTAAAGGTTGAAGAAGAAAAGGCGAAGCCCCTCTTCGTAAGAAGAGAGGGGCAGAGCCGCTATTAAAAAGACCAAAGTGTGTCCGACGAAGGGGTAGTCAGTTAGAAAAAACTCAATGAAATCTACGGGAGAATACGCACGCGACCCAAAGTTGTGCATAATTAACAACATTTTCCCTAGGATTGTTGCTGGAAAAGCTACAGAACAGACAGTCAGAACTCCTAAAGGAAGACTTCATCCTACAAAACCATAGTTCTCCGACATGAACATGGCATACCCCTAGGGGCCCATACCACAACAGACCCGGGGGTTGAGGCTCCAGCAGTATCCGATACTCACACGCTCATCTTGTGTTTGATTTTTTTTTAGAAACCACCCGTAAAATGTTAACTGCTGCATATAAACTAGATCTAGGAGAATGTATGGAATGGATATTCTTGATGAGGGGCAATGCTGGATTAGGTTAGACGAGGGATATTGGAAGCTAAGGAAGCTAAAGGCGTTGTTGCCTGTGGTGGAACAGTGGGTGGCAGAGAGAGATCCTAGGGTTTTGGGTTCGAACTATTGGGGAATCTGTATGGACAGCCCCGGCGAGAACGTAGTTGTCAACTTGACATACGATGATGGGGTGCAGGGCGGGTATGAAGGCGAGGAGTTATTAGTAAATTATTATGATGTGATGGAAGCCTTCCCTGAGTTGAGGCAGTTGTTTGTGGATTTGGAGCTGCAGCCTTACTTGGGCAAGAACTCAATTGGCAACTGGGGGATACATAGGCATTGCTACAACCCTACCTCCCGGTGGAACCTTGTGATGTTAGGGGAGGGGAATGATGGCGGTGCCGGAATTTTTTTTAAAAACGACGAAGAAGGTTGCTACCCAGTTCTCCCGACATACGAATACGTTGTGGACTACTTGGAGGAGGGGGTCACGCTCGAGGAAATTGAGAGATGCCCCTTGGAAACGGGAAGGGTCTACACCATAGATACGTGGACATGGCACTCCCACCTGACCAATGATCCAGATCATAAGGCGGTTGCTTGGCTGATGCATTTTAAATTTGCCAATAGTAAGGACAACGTCAAGGATGTGATTAGGAATCAGGAGGTGTGGGGTTGGAGGAAAGTTCTTTGGAGAAACACTAAGCAACGTAAGTACCGCCACGGGACACATGATGTCTAACACCGGGGGCCTAAAGCAACATAAGTGATCTGTTATCAAACAAGATATGTTATGATTCAGCAAAATCAAATAGGTGTGCATATATAGACGGGGCAGAATGCCAAGTCTCCAATCTGCCGCGGGGTAGCTCAGTTCGGTAGAGCGGGGGACTCATAATCCTCAGGCCACAGGTTCAAATCCTGTCCCCGCAACCATTCCCCCCTGCTCCGCCTACATTGAGATTGGCGTGACCGGGGGTTTTCTTTTACCGGAAGGTTTCACTTTGTGAGGCTTTCTGCAACCTTTAAGTTTATGATACCTATTCACGAACTACAAAAGTTTCTAAATACCTACGAAGCCCTGCGCGGGATTCAAGTCACACACGAGAGCGATATTAAAAAAGCAATTGCTCCGCAGGTGGTTCTCTTAACAGGGATGGTTAACATCAGTGGCACCCCGCATTTGTTCGAAGCTGAGATCAACCTCATGGAGTTCCATACCAGAGAGGACTTAATCCTTTTGGGTGGTTCGATCCTGAAAGCCTTCGATAAGGCCGGGGTTCAAAAACTATAGGACAAACAATGGCAGCACGAATCCGCAAAATCAAGCACGACGAAAACACACGGTTAAAGATCCAAGCAGCTCAGTTGATCAATCGCCTGACAGCGCACGCCAACGGCGAGGTTGAGATGTCGGCTACCCAAGTTCGTGCTACTGAGATTCTTCTGCGTAAGATACTCCCTGATCTCTCAGATGTCAAGATGGATGTGGATGCAGCACCGATCACCTTCAACCTGAACATGACAGCTCCTGAGGAGAACAAGGATGGGGAATAAACCTGATTGGGTTGGCAAGTCGTTTAAGAAGGGCGAGATCCTAAAGCTGGCTGATGGCTCGGCTGATCTTCCTGACATAGAAGGTGAAGATGAGGACTTCGACCCCGGCTTTGATATCTCCTACTCCGCTAGTGGACAAGGCACTAAGAACTTCGGAGGCGGTGGCCGCATAGGTCGTAACGTATACCGCGGAGAAGATGGCACCTTAAACCTAGGACTGTCTGGCTCTCACTGGAAAGGTGGTGGTCAATCTGGCGCACACCTTGATGCCGTAGATGCTACCTACATGACGAAGAATGGTGACTTTGGAATCCAAGCCTCGCCGGACTTGAAGTCAGTAAAGTTGACATTTCGGAAAGAGTTTTGATTTGTGAGTGAAAATACTTTTAACTACAGACCGCCGGGAAAGAATGCAGCCAAGTTCCATGCATCCGATGCTTTCGTGCGCGGTCTTATGGGGCCAGTTGGCTCGGGCAAATCCAGCAGTTGCTGCGTTGAAATCGTATCTCGCGCTCTGCGACAGCGTCCGGGCAGGGATAATGTTCGCCGTTCTCGATGGCTTATTATTCGTAACACCTACCCAGAACTCAAGTCAACCACAATCAAAACGTGGGAGACGTGGTTCCCAGCAGACGTAGCCCCGATCAAGTGGGACACGCCTATCACCTCGACAATGAAGATTGGCAACATAGGTGATGGCACCTCGCTGGAACTTGAAGTTATGTTTATGGCATTAGACAAGCCTACCGAAACTGGTAAGCTGAGATCTTTGGAATTGACAGGAGCTTGGATTAACGAAGCCTCTGAGATTCCTAAAGAGATCTTTGATATGGTCACACAGCGTGTGGGACGTTTCCCGTCAATGATCCAAGGTGGCCCTAGCTGGCACGGGATTATTCTTGACACGAACCCGCCTGATGATGACCACTGGTACTACAAGGTAGCCGAAGAGGAACGCCCTCTCCAATGGCACTTCTTCCGCCAGCCCGGGGCAATGCTTCTGGTTGATGGAGAGTATGTGCCTAACCCAGAGGCAGAGAACATTCGGAACATACCAACAGGGTATGACTACTACATCCAACAGTTGCCAAGTAAAGGCTCTGATTGGATCAATGTGTTTGTGCTTGGAAACTATGGTACGACGCTGGATGGTAAGCCTGTTTATCCAGAGTATAACGACAAGATACATTGCCTTCCTAATAACATAGAGGCAACGCCGGGTCTTCCCCTGATCCTTGGGTGGGACTTCGGACTTACTCCAGCATGTGCGATTATGCAAGTATCGCCTTCTGGTAGACTGACAATACTTGACGAATTGATATCAGAAGATATGGGTATCCGTCAGTTTGCCAATGATGTCGTTAAACCTTTTCTAAGTAACAACTATGGTCACTCCCAACTCGTATCTGCTGGCGACCCTGCTGGCAACATTCGCGCACAAACTGACGAACGAACCTGTCTCCAAGAGTTATTGGAAGCGGGAATATACACAGAACCTGCGCCGACTAACGACTTCATACCGAGGAGAGAAGCTGTCGCCTACTTCATGACGAAGATGAGTGATGGCAAACCTGCCTTTGCTTTGAACCCGCGATGCACAAACATTCGCAAGGGTTTCTTAGGTAGGTACAAGTATGAGAGGTTAAAGACCTCTGGACTTGCACGGTATAAGGATAGGCCGGTAAAGGATATCTATTCTCACATTCAGGATGCTATCCAGTACGGATGCCTGAAGGTTAGAAGTGGCGTTGCGCCAGCTCGTGCAAAGTCAATACACAAAGTATCCTCTAAGGGATGGACATAAATGGGATATGCAATCAACAGACCGCAGGTCGAAATCGCAATCGAGGGTGAAGACGATCTTCAGTCAAACGCTCGTTTCGAATCTAATCTCGGCGCTTACGTTGGCAAGTGCTGGGATGAGGCTAAGACCGCAAAGGCTGTAATTGTCGAGCGGCTGCTGAAATGCGAACGTCAGCGTAGGGGCGAGTATGACCCTGACCGCATGATGGAAATCCAACGAGTCGGCGGCTCAGATATTTATATGATGCTGACCGACGTGAAGTGCCGTGCTGCTGAAGCATGGATCTCTGACGTGATGTTAAATCAACAAGACCGCGTCTTTGATCTGAAGGTTTCCAATACGCCACAGATGCCACCCGAGATGCGCCGGAACATTATTGATCTGGTTCGCATGGAGGCTGAGCAGTTCATAGCCGAAGGCGGCGAGCTTCACCCTGAGACATTCCGTGCCCGTATGGAGGAAGTCCATGAGGCAATCTCTCAGCGCTTAAAGCAAGAGGCTGAAGATGCTGCTCGTCGCATGGGTGACAAGATTGAAGACCAGCTAGGCCGCGGCAAGTTCCAGCCTGAGCTAAAGAACTTCATTAACGACTTTACAACTTTCCCTTCTGCTATCATGAAGGGGCCAGTGATCAAGCGTCGCAAGGGCATGGCATGGGGGCCAGAGTTTACCCCTATCGTTATGACTGAGTTTGTCGAAGAGTTCGAGCGCGTCTCGCCTTACGACATCTTCCCTGCTCCGGCTTCTACTGGCGTGAACGATGCGTACCTGATACAGCGTCACCGCTTAAATGCGAATAGCCTACAAGCTATGCGTGGCACCCCGGGTGTAGATAACGATGCGCTGCAAACGGTAATCGATCGCTTTGCAATGTCCGGCTATCGCACATGGATTCAAGGCGACAACGAAGAGCGCGTCTTGGCTGGCAAACCTTTCCGCTATCCATTGCTATCTGGTGAAGTAGAGACCATTGAATTCTGGGGCTCCGTCACTGGGCAGTACTTGGTTGAGTGGGGCATGACCGACATCGACCCTGACGAGATCTATGAGATCAACGCTTGGTGGACAGATGGCATCATGTGGAAGGTTGTGCTGAACCCTGATCCATTGGGTCATCGTCCATACGGCGTAGCTTCTTGGGAAGATGTTCCTCATTCCTTCTGGGGTGTGGCTCTGCCTGAGATCATGCGCGACAACCAAACTATGTGTAACGCTGCTGCCCGTTCCATCGCGAACAACATGGCAGTCGCTTCTGGCCCACAGGTTGAAGTTACAGTTGACCGCTTACCTGATGGTGAGCAGATCACTGAGATTTATCCTTGGAAGATTTGGCAAGCAACGTCTGACCGCACTGGTGGTGGACAACCTGCTGTGCGTTTCTTCCAGCCAAGCATGAATGCTCAAGAGTTGCTCGGCGTGTTTATGCAGTTTGCGAAACAAGCTGACGAAGTCACAGGCATTCCAAACTATGTGTACGGTTCCTCCGCTGTGTCTGGCGCTGGCCGTACTGCATCTGGTCTATCGATGTTGATGGACAATGCAAGCAAAGGTATCAAGCAAGCTATCGCTGCAATCGACGGTGTGGTCGCAGGTATGGTTCAGAAGTTGTACATCCACAACATGATGTTCGACAGTGACCCATACATCAAGGGCGACTTCCGCGTTGTTGCTAAAGGAGCAATTGGCCTGTTGCATAAAGAGACTCTGCAGATGCGTCGCAATGAGTTCTTGATGGCAACTGCTAATCCGATCGACTCCCAGATTACTGGAGTTGAAGGTAGAGCCTACCTGTTGCGTGAGGCGGCTCGTGGGTTGCAGATGGACACGAACAAGATCGTACCGGATCAGAACTCGATGGAAGAGCAGAAGATCCAAGCTCGTGCCCAGATGCTTGCGCAGCAGATGCTGCAACAGATGGCGAACCAAATGCCACAACAACAAATGGCCGCACCGCAAGAAGCATTACCGGGCGGCATGCCAGCACAGGGAACCGCAGTACCGCAAGAGGTTCCTCAAATGGCTGACGGTGGTATGGTTCCCAACACAGCAGAGCAGGTACTAAGAAGCTTGGCAAATACTAATCTCATGCAATGAGGCTAACTATGAAGGACAAAGACGCGATGAAAATGTTTAAAGGCAAAGACACCAAAGCTGAGGAAATGAAAGAAGCCAAAGCCTTGAAGGGCGGCAAGATCACTCCTAAGCAATACATGAAGGGTGAGAAGTTCGAAGGCGAGAAGGGCAAGGATATGACTATGGCAAAGAAAGCTGCCAAGGCTATTCCTGCTGGCAAGATGACACCGAAGCAGTATGCCGACATGCAGAAGAAAGAAGGCATGAAGAAGATGGCAAACGGTGGCTCGGCTATGAAGAAGAAAGGTAAATGCTAACATGGCAGTCCCAAAGTGGGCGAGAGAAAATATGGCAAAAACCGGAGGCATGCCCAGCCACGGAGTCGTTAGCAAGCCATCACCTTTCCACTCCTCGGACGTTAAGCATCTCGCAGACGGTACTCCATCTGAAGACGATTTCAAACGTATGGGTATTGAGGCTTCTAATCGCTACAACGAAATTGAGAAGTCACAGGAAACTGGTGCCTTAGACAAAATTGCAGGAGCCATTGGACGCACATGGGATCGCCTCAAAGCAGGCAACATCGATGCCCCGGGTAGTCGTGCTTATGAGCAGTACGGTGCTGGTCTAGGCAAAGCAGAGTACGAAAAGGAACAGGAGCGTAAGCAGTCTGTCATTGACTCTGAACGCGCTCGTAAAGATTACGTTCCAGATACAGCGGATTCAATCGCTCGTAAGATGGGTCGCGTCAATATGGGCCCAACTGTTGGTGAAGCTAAGACTGAAGCAGTGCCTATGCCTAAGGTTGATACAGCTGAGTCAGATTGGGAGAACCTGCAAAAGAGTTCTGCTCCTCCCACTTCGTCTTCATCTTCTACTGCTACAGACAATAAGGTATTCTCTACACCAGTGGTTCCTACAGGAAAGACTGATAAGGCAGAAGACACGTCTGGTAAGAAAGCACCTACGCTACGCAAAGCCAATAAGCGTCAACAATCTAACACTAGAGGTGTATCATCGGGAGATAAGAAAGTTTATCTGCCTGATAATCCACGGCCTCCGGTAGACAACGATAGTCTTCCATCAAAGCCGTATCCGAAAGGAAAGCCCAGTGCTAGCGCCGATAGAGCAAGTAAGCCGATTAAGAAAGCTGCTTCGAGTGAGAATGATGCACGTCCGTCGAAACCGTATCCTACCGATGCGCGTCCGAAGGGCTCTGCAAATTCCTCTAACGAGGGTGAAGTATCCGCGGCGGGGGCTCGATACGCTGCGACTAAAGCAGCACTCGATCGCGCTTCTGCGAATACTTCGCCTGCCGCTAGAAAAGCACTTGAAGCCGCTGTCGAAGCTGCCCGTCAAGATTACGAGGCAAAGAGTAAAAGATCTAAACAAAGGTGATTTGTGTTAACAAAACCAGACCATCCTACCGTTCAAGCTCTAGCTAGTTTGAAAGGTAATCAACAATTTGAGACCGTGTGCCAATGGCTTCGGAATACTCTCGAAGAGATCGACCGCGATTCTTGCGTTACCAAGGACGAAGTTCAACTTCGCTGGAACCAAGGCGCGGCTCAGATCATACGAGACTTCCTCAATCGTAGTGATGAAGCACTAGCAACGATCCGCAAGTTTCAAGGGCGCTAAGCTCTGATACCTCGAAGCTGACCGAGGACTACGTCAGCACTAATGAAGACCTAGGATGACAGTTGCATCCAAGGGCTCATGGAGAAATATTTATGGCACTCCCTCGTAAGGTACGCGAAGCTGCTGAGAAGGCAGACGCAATCCATAGCTCGTTTTATGAGAACAAGCAAGTGGATGGTAACAATGCAATGAACGAGCCTGTACCCGATCCGGCTCCCACAGATAATCCTCAGGATGTAGATCCTGCAGCAATGGCGGTGACTCCACCCACCGAGACGCCAGAGCCGCCTAAGGATGAACCGTGGGAACAGCGTTATCGAGTTATTGAGGGCAAGTATCGCGCAGAGGTACCGCGACTCGCGTCCGAGAATAAAGAGCTGAAGAACCAAATTCAACTCTTAGCTGAGCAAGTAGAAAGTTTGAAGAGTCAGGCAACACAGGCTCAAGCGTCGTCACTCATCAGTGATGCCGATCGTGAGAAGTACGGAGATGATCTGCTCGATGTTATACAAAGAGCAACCAAGGCTGCAAGCTTGGCGAAGGATCAAGAGATTGCTGATCTGAAGCGTCAATTTGATAGTGTCCGTGAGACAACTGCCAAAGATGCCAACGTCGCATTCTATGATCGCCTGAACCAACTGGCACCCAACTGGGTTAACACCAACTCCGATGAAAACTTCCTACGGTGGCTGGATGAATATGACGAGCTTAGTGGTCATACACGCCAAGACCTCCTATCAACTGCTGAGCAAAATAGGGATGCCGAACTGGTAGCTCGTTTCTTTACGAAGTATGAGAACGAGGTGGCAGCGAAACAAAACCAACGCCACAATCCAGCAGCAGCAGCTCATCAGGCACCGGATAGTAACAAGCGAGTTACTGCCCCGCCCGGTAAGCGATTCTTTACCCGTCAGGAAATTGCAGACTTTTATTCTGCATGCCGAGCAGGTAGAGTAAGTGCGAAGGATCAAGTGGCAATGGAAGCTGAAATCCATTCCGCATCAATTGAGGGTCGAATCCGATAACCTCAAGAGCTGCGGATAATTAAATCTATCTTGAAAGGAGAACAGAATGTCTGTTCCAGTAAGTGGCGGTTATCCGCAGTATTCGTACAATGGCGACCCAGCAGGCTCAGCCTTTATTCCAGAGATTTGGAGTGGCAAGCTGCAGGTCAAGTTTTATAAGTCCACAGTTTTGGGCGAGATCACCAACAACGATTGGGAAGGTGAGATCAAGAACCAAGGCGACACCGTTCATATCCGTTCGATCCCAACGATCACTATCTCTTCGTACTCGAAGGGCATGAACCTGTCGAACCAAGTTCCTGAAAGCACTCCTCTCGAACTGACTATCGACTACGGTAAGTACTTCTCTGTTATCGTTGACGACGTTGACGCTGTTCAGGCTGATGTTAAGCTGATGGACATCTTCACTAACGACGCTGGCGAACAGATGAAGATCGCTATCGACAATGACGTATTGAACAACGTCGCTGCCGATGCTTCTCCAGATAACCAAGGTGCAACTGCTGGTGCTATCTCCGGCGACATCAACCTCGGCACAACTGGCGCTTCAATCGCTCTCGACAAAAACAACATTCTGGATAACATCCTGAAATGCGGTCAAGTACTCGACGAGCAGAATGTGCCTGAAGATGGTCGCTGGATGGTGATCCCTGCTTGGATGTCGGCAATGCTGAAG